CCTGCAACCGCATTATATCTTTTACAAACCTGTAAGCGGGCGTAGGGTCACCTGTGGGGTGATAAAATGTCACCGTATCCATTAAGGTTACAACACCATCTGTTGTGATTGAGGTGGAACTACCGCCTACTACTGCGGCTTCACGTTGGGCTGAATCCCATTGCTCTGCGTCCGTACCGGGCGCAATACTCTGCGCATACTGCCGGGCGTAGTCACTGGCTGGATCACTTTGCGCAACAACCGCTATTCGTGCCACTCCGCGCGCCGCAACTACAAACGGTAGTGAATCTGAACCAGGGGCAACTAATTGTGCATTAACCCTGTCCGTTTTACGTGCATTAGAAACCGCGATAGCACCTGATACAGCAGCAATTGTCACACCAGTGAACACAACACAAGGTTTGTGAAACAACGCCCCCCATCGGCCTTCACCAAACGCCGAAAACTTATCAAGCGTTGTAGTGTCTGCGATATCCATGCAATTTAGAATCACAGTCTCCCATGTATCCCCTATTTGAGCCAACGCGCTATCAACGTCCGGGTTGGACGCTCCCGCATTTGCTTGAACAATCGTAAACGAGTTACCTATTGTAGTCGGGCCTATAACCTCGATCACAATATCGTTTGCGCTGGCACCTTTCCATTTTGAAGTAAAAGTGAGCAGTGTTGTACCATCCACTGCAATGATAGGCATTGACAAAACGCCATTTATTGCAGCGACCATTTTATCAACAACATCAGCAATAGTATCACCAACTGCGATTGTGAACGCGGTCGATAAAATATTGCTGACATTAACTTGATAAGACCCTGCCGCTGTAGGCACAACCACAGGGGTAATGCTACCATCGGCAACAACGCCGCCGCCCGCATCATCAAGGGGGTATACATTAACAGGGATGTTTCCCACACCATCACCATTAGGGGGTAGCAATTGACACACCGCCAAATGAAGAGGTGAACCAAATCCGTATTCCTGTGCAACTTCAAGCGCACTAAACACCTGTTTTTTAACGTTACTGTACACTGATGCAGTGCTGCCCTGTCCAACAACCGCTATAGATTGTGGAAGCGCGCTAATCCGTCCGTTTCTTAAATCTTTGAACGTGGTTTTTATGCCCGTTACACGGGAAACTTGTGATTGATCAACCGCTGTACTAACACTCATTTTTTCACCTTCTATTTGGCTTATGGAAACTGAACATCAGAGGTTGCAACAATTTCACCGTCTTCTGTTCGTTTAATTTCTGTACTAATATATTCTATCGGGTTCCCATCATGTTGGGGGCTAAACTCATTGTAACCAACTCTTAAACTAATGCGAGCACCCATTAAATTTTGTATAGTTTCTATTTCAGCAGACGGTTGAAATACTGTTATTGATTCAATCCATTTACCCGAAACCAACCCTCTAACACCAAGATACACGTATATATCTGACATTAAAATATTTCTAATAATTCTTACTGCTCTACCCGCTTTTAAACTTGCATCCTGGTCGCCGGAAACATGCCCTCCAGCGCCTACATCTTTGCTTTGTCCCAACACATAGCAATCAATGTTAAAAAGTCCCTCTGTTGTCTGTCGCTCCATTACATTACTGGACGCCTGTATAAACTTCGCATCCGAAAACCACACGTTGACTATAGGCGACACGTCAACAACGGATTTTATTGAAAACTGTTCCCACGGATTGAACCGTTCTAAAAACACCCGCAACTTCCATTCGTTTGGGTCTTCGCCCGCTGTCACTGCAAGCGCCATTTGTGAAGCGGTTTCTGTTGCTAAAATAGCGGCAATTTGATCGCGAATGATTTCAAAATTATCCCGCTTATTTATCAACGCTTCAATCATGGTGCTACATACGCTTCCAGTACTAAACCAACTAACCCCAATGTTCTATCGGGGTTGGATTGAACGATTTTAAAAGTACATAAAATCCCGTTGATATCATTAAAATCTAATCGCCACGGTTTTAATGTACTATCAGAAATTCCAACCGGCATTGTGAAACCTTTATCTAACAAATGCTGAATTCTAATAGACGCTTTAGCTGACCTGCCCGTCACAAGTTGCCCCGTGTCGGGGTCGACCATTTCCCCTATATCATTCGTAATGCAAGAAACTGTATCGGTTAAACCGTCGGGGTCAGTTAGAACACCTTGCCATGTATCGCCGGATTTCTCCATGATGTGTTCTAAGTCTTTATGTGCCAGTTCTCGCAACCCCACAAAACTATCCTTTTATTACAACACCTTTTTTGATCAACACTTTCAGATCATCTTTGTCATTTGTGAGATACAACGCTTTCATTTCCTGACCTGCGTTAATAGAACCTTTCAAACATAAAACAGAATGGCCCGGCGCTACAACATAAGGGAACGATTTAACTTTCTTCTCTTTTTTAGTTTCTGCGGCGTCGTTTTCTTTAGCTTCGTTTTGAGTTTTCAAACTATCAAGTAATGATTCCAATTCAGGATTTGTTAACCCTTCTGTTTCAACATCGGCCAGCTCCAGTTGAACCGCTAAAACACCAATTGCAACAATTAATTCATCTTTCTTCATTTCTGTACACCCTATTTTGCTTAAAAAACACCAGGGTTTTTACGCCCTGGTGACTATTCTCTCTCTGCGCTGTTTTAAACGGCTTGCGTGTTGATACAACCGTATGTATCAATCGCGGTTGGTATCAGCAGTGGTCGCATGCCTACGCCGCTCACCAGTGATTCACCGTTGGGTGTCAACCATGCGTTTGTAAACAAATCAATGCCGTTCGCAGAAATCCGTGTAGGGAGTTCAGGTAGATATTGATTAGCTTGCGCACCAAGCATTTGACCAATGTTAGGAATTGAGCCAAAAGTGGCATCTAGTCGCGCGGTAGAATCTCTAACAATGCAATTAGCCGGGGCTAAAAATTGAGTAGAGTTACCCGATTGTGGATGTGTGTAACGCGCTCCATAAGTCCAGAGATCAAGTTTGTAATTTCCAACTTCCAGTATTCCACGGAATGTGCCACCTTGACCATTCATTGTCATGGGCGAAATTTGACCGTTATACAAACCTTTGTTGTCGAATTTAGATTTTAACGATGTATCATTCGTAATGGCCCTGAATGCTGCCGATCCTAATATCAATTGATCCGGGTTACCAAGCCCATCACTTCTAATCAGTTCACACAGTGCCTCAATGTCAGTCTCAATGGTTGCCCCGCCCGCACTCCACGCTGTACCAGCCGTTGGAAAGTGTGATGATTTAGGTTTGAAATCCAGCGTATACAATGCCACTCCGTTTTCATCTGCAAGTGTAACCACACCTGTTTGTAAAACTTGTGATGCTTGCAACTCAATAGAGCGCCTTAGTTTACGCTCAACCGCGCCCATACCCGAAAATATTCGACTAATCAAATTAGCCCTGAACACAGGATTTTTGAAAGGGTTTTCACCGGGAGTTCGATTCATCAAATCGTGGGAGTTAAGTGGAATTCCTTCCTTAAACACGGGAGGCTTGAACCGCTTGTTGGTGGACAAATCGAGCGTGTTCATTCTGTGACCCGCTGCAATGTCCTGCACCACGATTGCCACATTTTCTTCAGAGCGAATAATATCTATTTCCACTTCCTCCGAATCGTAGTAGTTTTCGGGAGGTGTTTGAAACATCCCTGACAGAAATAGTTGCACCTGTGCTACCTTTTCGTAAACACGCAACATGTGTACTGTAGTATTATTACTCACTTATTAACCCTCCAAAGGCTAGTTTAACGTGTTTACTGGTTGTCCAGTATGGCTAATTCGTTAGTGTTTACGGTCACTATCCCGTAATTACGCATCCCGTCCATGACAGCGTTATCAACATTGCTGTTGTCGGCGTCGGCGTCAATGATTAACTTCGGAAACCGAACGGAACCGGAAACCATAGCTCTAATGGGAACGTCCCCCGCGCCCGTTGACGTAACGTCATAGGTTAGCATTGCTTTAGGTATACCGTTGCCGTTAGCAACCCCACCTTTCACAAAAGGAACCAGTTTCAGACTGGCCGAATCGCGCGCCAGAATTGTACCTGCAAGCACTGTTCCAGCACCCGCAAAAGTAAGCAGTTCGTCCCGAAAATCGCCCAATTCAAAAACAACACTTCCGGCGTCATTATTTAATACTGTCATATTCATATTATACGCTCCCGCGCTCTGATGTTTTTTGGTTTACGCTATTGCGGGGATTCCGTATTTAGCATTTAAAGTGTTAACCACGATTTTTTCATCTGCGGTCGCCTGTTCTACAGCGGTTAGTTCAACACCACCTGTGGCTTCCCCTGATTCGTTATCGTCGGAATTAACAGAATTCAAGTCGATTTTGTTTTTGCCCGCCGCCATATAATTGGCAGTCACAAGGGGTGTAAACTCTGACCCTTCTTTAATGGCTTCCGTTGCTACTTTCATTGCTCCGTAAGTTTCACCCATCACCAAATGAGCCGCACACCGTTCGCGTTCTAACGCTATACCCGCTGTTTTACCATCTGCAACCACTTGCGCGTATAGTGCGGGGTGCGATGCTTTCAGTTCTTCAAGATTCATATTTTTACCTTTATTCGTTTCAATATTTGTTAAATTTTCAGAAGCAACTGGCACAATACCTAATTTTGGTTTAGAAATCGAGTCAATCATTCCCCTTTCTAATGCAACATTTGCGAGAACTAACGCACCCCGGCCAAATGTTGTATTAATTGTGTCAACCGAAACACCTCTCCCTTCTGACAATGCGTCGGCAAATAAATCGTGTATGTTATCCAGTTGTTTAACTACCGCCTTGCGACCTTCTGTTGTTGTTACGTCCGGTCTTTTTTCTGGCGCTTCACTGCTTGTTATGACGTGTTCGTTCGGATCAACATAAATGCTAGTAGCCACACCTATGCTGCCTATCAAACACGCTCTATTGTTCACTTCAATGGTGTCACATTGTGCCGCTATAGCGTAGCAAGCTGACGCGCACATATTATGAACTTTAGCCGTTGTGGGTTTTTCTAGTTCTTGTATGGCCCCCACCACATCGAACAGACCGCTAAAACTGCCACCTGGGCTATTCATCACAAAAACTATTTCTGTCACGTCCGGGTTTGAATTGGCTTGTGATATAGCGCTGATTATTTCCCCGTATGTAGTATTACCGCCGCCAAAATACCGGGCCATGTAACTGGGCGCTTCTGTGAGCGTCCCCGTGATTTCAATTTGTGCAACGTTGCCCGCAATAACAAGCACTCTGGATTGTTCGCTGTCTTCATTTTCCAATCCGTACATGGTTTCAAATTCTAACGTCTGTTCAACCGTTGGAAATACACCACCTTCCAAATATTTTTTGAAAGTCAAAATTACAGATTGTTCGAGTAACCACCACATTTAGTTTTCCACCGCGTTTAATTCTGTAAGTTGATCTGATACAGCTTCGATGATCGAATCGGATATTGTCTCAATATTTGGCCCACCTGAACCCGCTGCCGCTGTAGCATTAAGACGTTCGCGCGCTTCAATCAAGGGTGCCATTGCATCGGCTTTTAAAATATTTTCCCGCTTCAACTGCGCTACATTTTTACGAAATTTGGTTCCTGTATTCATTCTGGCTTCGCGCGTGTTAGTTGACCATGCTTCGTCCACTAAAAGTTTGCTACCTTTCCCTTGTTTAACCATATCGGTTGACACTTTGATTGAACCGTACCAATCCATAACCAACCATGCACCTAAAATATCGTACTGTGTTGAATCGCGCCATGCATCCAACAATCCCGGTGCTTTGTTTTTGCCTAACAACAATTCACTGATCAACCATTGGGTTAATATCGGTTTACAGAAAGTATCACCTTCAATTGTCCAACGCATATTCAGATATATTTTAAATTCATTTATTGCGGCTTGACTCGCTGAATAATTGTTAGTAAACGCCAACACCAAAATTTCAGGGGGTATCTGATTCGACCATGCTATTGCATAAATAATAGTCTGCTCAAATTCACCAAATTTAACATCTGTTCCTTCGCCACCAAGCAATACAGGTTCTTCTCCCGCTTGCAGTTCCTCGAACGTGGTGCCCGGCATTGTTCGTGCCGACTTAAACGATCTGGTGCTGCCGGTTTCACTTGCTGTAACCGTATCAACTCTACTGGCCCCACCTGTAAGCGGCAACGATCCCATTTTGGCGTTGTCTTTTTTAATGAACATCGTCAAATGGGAATTATTAGTAGCCTTGCGCTGCACACTATCGCGATAACGGTCAATTTCTTTCGTGGATTGCAGCATGATTGCTAACAACGGTAAACCGCGAATACCATCTATCAGTTTGTCTGTCCCGTAAACCATCCACGATAGTTTCCTTTTCGATTTTTCACCGAACATAGGTATTCGTTTAAAAGTCCCGTCTTTCTGTCTGATCCAATGGGCTACACGTTTATTTCGTGTGTCAAATTCAACGCCATGTTTAACCGTGTGATTTTTTCTAACGTTATCACCACCCCCTAACCCTGGCGTCTCAATCAAGTCGCCTCGAATTAATTGAACGCGCGGTAAAGGGTGGAATCTGGAAAACCTCATCACGATTAAAACATCACCACCCACGAGCGCTTCTGAACGTTGAATGCGCTGAATTTCTGCGAACGTATTGACCCCTTCATAATCGCACAACTCTGGATTATTGGCCCATATCTCAAACCTGTCCTCTGTGATATCTGACCAATCGTTTAGGCTGTCTTTTATCAGTCCCAATAATTGTTCATTGGGGGTTAGGTCTGGTGTTAATCCTGTGTTTATTTCATTGGTTACTAACCGGCGTATTATGCCGCGCGCGTAGAGATTCGTGGTGAATAATTCAAGCGACCTTGCGCGCAATGTAGGATAATCAATATCAAGGATTTGAGTGCTACCATAACCGCCCCAAAATTTATCACCGTCGTACCTGGAATGCTCCCACGGTTCAGAGCTATTCTGCCCTGCATACAGCATTAACTCACTAGGGCTTAAATCGTTTAAATCAATGACGGGGACGCGCTGTTGTTCGTGGGTTTTATTCCACAAATAATTAACACCTTTTTGAATCATGCTTACCATGTTGGCCTAACCACCACTGCGCCGCCGTGTAAAATTCTATTTTCGAGAGTCAACAAGTCGTTGTAAAGACTGTCCACCATGTTTCTCAACTCTGTCAAATTAAGTTTAGTGACCACTTGTCGGGATTGTCCAGTATCCAAAGTGTACGATTGAATAGCATCACTTGCTAACGCCGTTACAGCATCTTCGTATGCAATAATTTGGATTTTTTTCGTGACAATTCTATCTTGAATAAATGCTGCATCCATTACATTTTGTACGCCTTGACCCTATAACCACAACCAGCTGATAAACGCAGACTAACTAGGTTCCGCCGGTATTTCAACTAATTGAGCTTCAAGATAATCCCAGTACTTACCCCAATCTATCGTTTCTAGCTCGAAATGCCCTATACACGTGAGGTACGCCATTATTTCAACACACGCATGCGCGTACCCTAAATTGTCAAATAACTCATTAGCAGCGTTGCCAGGGCGGTGCCAGATATGCCACGTTGCACCGTTTTCGTCGCTCATTTCCTTTCGAGACTCTACCGTTAATTCCTTGATCTGTTTGTCCGTAAGATCGACCGGGGCATTAAAATGGTGAATGGGTTGTACACCTTGTTCCTCGGCCCATGTACGACGCAACACAGGCGCTAGACGATCTTTGTAATGATCCACTGTAATCATATAACCCGTCTTGCCCGATGTGGTTTTATACTCTCTAAATTCTTTTAGTTGTTGGTTTTTACCGGCTTGCTGGCGTCCCACAATTGGATGAACCCCGTCACCGTATTGACTGCAAAAAGTAACTACTGTGGGCATCGACCAACCGGCGTCTACAAACGTCCAAGCAATGCGGTATTCTCTACCGTTATCTGCCGTGTATATTTTCTCCTCAATAAGCGCTTGCAGTCGCCCCCAAACCGGGGATGTTATCTGACCGCAATCATCATCTTCATTTTCTCTTTCAAATCGCCAGTAATCAATCACGTAAGTTATTAAATCCTTGCATATACCAAACACAGTCACCGCTAAATTTCTTTTGTGTACATCCACCATGCAAACCAGAAATAAAATTTCCGAACGAGAGTATTTAGCGGCGTATTTATTTGGAATTTCACCAAGGCTGTAATTTGATCGCCTGTGCGCAGACGCAGACGTGAAATAAATTCTTGATCCTAAACTTTTAAACGCATCGCCCAAGGTGTTGTTAACATATTCTTGATACTTAGAAATACTCAAAATTTCTTTAGTCTCTGGATCGAAACATTCCAAATAATCGGAGATACCTTTGTGCCACGGCCTGAACCCGAACGGGCTATACCACGCTGGCAAGTGATACGACCTAACAAACTCGACACGGGGTTCCGCTGTCGGTTTCCAGTGGGCACCGTTGGCTATTGCAAATAAATATTCTTTGTCGTGTTCATAATGTTCGTGACCACAATCTATGCATCTATATCTTACAGAATCTATGATCAATCGACCGTGTTCGGTTTCCCATTTAAAACCGCCAATTAATCCGGTTTCTTTGTTCACATAATTATGATGAATGTGTTGGGGGAAGCTACACGCGCGACACAGAATATTATATTTACGTTTATCCCCTTTCTCGTATGCATCGTCTATCATTGACGGTTCAGTTAACGGGGTGCTACCGCGCAAAATCTTACGAGTGTCCCAATAAGCCGATAA